CCGGGGGTGACGTTCGTATTCATAATGGCCCCTCAGTTTTTTGCGTTTTGAAGAAACCGGGTTGCAGCCCGGCTTTTTTGTGCCTGAAACTCAAGCTGCCTTCACCGAGCTTTCGAGCAAATGAAGGCTTTCGCGTACATGTCCGATCTCAGTGAGAATGTCGGCCTTCTCGCCGGATGAAACGTGCTGGTCATCCAAAGCCTCGTGTACAGCGATGGTCAAATCAGCTACTTCCTTGCCGACATGTACCAGCGAGGCAGTCAGCTCTTTGGGGGCCGGCGCATCCTTCGGAACGAGCTCGAAACCGAACTGATCCGCCAAAGTTTTCAACGGGCGCATGTCTTCGGTGTGCAGCAAAATCCCAAACAGATGCTCAATAGTCAGGTGATGCGCCGCGTTGTCCGGGTTCGAGCGCTGGAGCAAGCTCACGTGTGCCATGCACATCTTCCCGGCCAACTCCTCTGCCCCACTTTCCTTGACGGTGGTGTGGCAAGCCCTCAAGAAATCTTCCATTCGTAAAACCTCAAATTTGTTTCCGTGGCGTGATGCCAGTGGCGGAGTAGAATTCAACTCATGGATCAGGGCAGCTATGGCGCGTCGCTTTTGCGCTCCGCTTTGAATTTCCCCTTGGAAAGGACCTGAATCTGGTACTGACGGGACTCTGGGATCGTTTCCCCCCACATGGTCACGGCACTTGGATGGATTCCCAGCGCAACCGCTAACTTTTTCTTGCTGCCGAAGTGTTCGGCGACCTCACGCGTATTCATTGCGCATCCTCATTCGAGCGTGCCGCAAATTCAGCATGCTGAAGTTATGGCGTCAACGAAGAATTAAGCACTCTGCATACTTAAATTCAGCTAACTTAATATTGGCGTCATGGAAAGACACGAACGTATTGCCCGAGCCATTGCGCTCAGTGGGAAAAAGAAAGGGGAAATCGCCGCCCTTTGCGGAGTGGCGAATTCTGCCGTTACTCAATGGATCTCAGGCGAAAGTAAAAGTATTCGGCCTGAAAACCTTTACGCGCTGGCTAAGGCCACGGGGTTCAGGGCTGAATGGCTTGCAATCGGCGAAGGCGAAGAGGTTGAACCTGATTCGAATGTAGGCGCGGCTCGGCAACCCGTGGAGTCGTTTCGATATCCGGTTATCAGCTGGGTAGCTGCAGGCGCGTGGGCCGAGGCTGTGGAGCCCTTCCCGCCTGGTTTCTCAGATCGGTACGAGCTCTCCGACTATGACTCCAAAGGAACCGCGTTCTGGCTGGAAGTGAAAGGCGATTCGATGACATCACCGGTAGGCACAAGCATCACAGAGGGAACACTTATCCTCGTCGACACTGAGGCAGATGTGCAATCGGGCAAACTGGTTGTCGCAAAACTCGCCGATAGCGATCAAGCCACTTTCAAAAAGCTTGTTGATGATGGCGGCAGGCGTTTTTTGAAGCCGTTGAATCCCGCGTATCCAACTGAGATGCTGGCCGAAGACTGCCGCATTGTAGGTGTCGTAGTCCGGGCGCTGCAGAAGTTATAGCCCCACTTACTCCCTACCCGCTAATCCCAAGCCCGCCAAAAGCGGGCTTTTTGCTGCCCGAAGACAAAGGAGTACAAATGTACTCCTAAAACCTTGCCAATCAACTGCGTTGAAATAATACTGTACATTCATACAGTTAACGGTAAGGAACACCCATGTCTCTAAGATCGACCGCGACACCCAGCACGACCACATCTTACGAACTCGCGGGCCGGCGCCTCCAGGCACTAATCACTGCACCGAGTGTTCAGAAGAGAATGGCCGTCACGGTGTCGAGGTTGGAGCACGAGGCCGAGGAAGACTGGCAGCGACTAATTGACGATATCAGCGAGACTGACGGTGTGATGGTTGAATCTTTACAGGGTGGTGCAATAAAGATCGGGTGGAAACAATACTGTGACGCTTAAAAGAAGCCCGCAAACGCGGGCTTTTTTACGACTGTTGATTTCAGAATGCTGAATTATTTTATTAAGTTTGCTTGACTGCTTGATTTCAGCTTGCTTAAATAGCTTCAAGCCACTACGCCGGCCAAGTAGCGAAAGCTACGCCGTTCTTTAACAGTCAAAAATCTTCGCGGATCGATCCCCGGCAACGGGAACAGCGCGAAACACAAATTTCGATCCCCATGCCAGCTCTGGAACTGGCCGGGCTCCCTCATGAGAGCACGCAAAGTTGCACAGCCACCCGATGTGACGCCAGTAGCGGCAGCGGGTAGAGAGAGGACTCCGGCAGACGTGCAACGAGATATCAATCATCACTGAAGCACCTTCTTGCGAGGGTGCTTTGGGATGACCTAGAGGAGCATCTAAATGCAGCATTCAGTGGACAGCAACGCAAAGTTACCGCGAGTTGAAGCTCCATCACTGGCCTCTCGAATAGGGCCGCGCTTATGACGGTGGCTCAGCAAGGCTGAGCCTGGGCCTCGCACGAAAATTACTTTGATGCAACGAGCAAAGAACTCGACGCGGCGAGCTGCCTCAAGTACGCAACGATCGTTACCAGTCGGACAATAGTTGCTTCATTACGAGCTTTGCCTCTTCCGGTGACTGAGACGATTTCGAAAGAGTTAGACGAATATCTGTCTTCAGAATTCGAATGTCCGTAACGCCGTGCCAGAAGCCGTTATCAACAAGAATGGCATCACCAACCTTTATCGGCTCGGCGCTTTCGTAGTACTTCGGGCACGAATCGTCGGAGTCATTCAGGTACTTCAGTTTGAATTTGCGCATAGCAAGTTCGCCCTCCTTTGCAAGCTGCGTTGTGTGAGAGCGCTCAGCCTAGCGTAAAGCCCGTCACTTGGGCAGTGGTGAGTAGGCCGGGGCTGTCCGGCACCTATCCTTTTACATCGGCGGGCGCTTCTACCCGTCATCCGCCAGCACAAACCCCGGAGTTGCAATGACTGACACCACACAAGACAGGCGTGGATTTCTATTTGGTATTAGGGTGGGCGAAAAAAACAAAACCTACACGCTGAGCGTGGATGCTGCCTCCCCCTCTTGCGCGATAACGGCTTTAAAGACCGCACTGATGAAGCTGGAGGAGGGAGAAAGCCGCTTTGCTGAAGGCGAAAACAACGTGATGATGATTGGTAGTGTGGCTGCAACCTCCCGGTATAAATTACACCAGTGACCCGCTATTCCGACACTCGTTGCCCAACCAATGTTGGGAGAGGAATCAATATCTCCCAAAGTGGCTCATCCGCTAATTTATGAGGTGATTCCTCACTGGACCAGTAAAGGTGTGCCCGCTGATACAGTTCCAATACAGAGCAATCAGTGCCTAACAGATTCATATCACCGCGATGAACCGCGCTCTCGGTAATTACCTCATATATTGAAGCTGATTCTATCTCTTGTTCATTTTTCTCTTTCGCGAGTAACTCCCTAAATCGCTTTGCATCACTAAAATGTTCGCAAGCAAATAGCGACTGATAGCGGGATGGCTTTTCCGGGAAATAGCTACGGCGCACCAGCTCAAATATTAGCCCCACTAACAGAGAGTTACTCGCCCCAGTTAAACTATTCATTACTACTTCAGGATTGTAGAGATAATTGTAGCCGTGTTTGGACAAGCCTTCAGGGTGTATTTGGTTGAGGAAATCAGTCTTCACTGGCGTATCGGGCGTGTAAGAGCCTAGAGATATTTGACAATAAGGAGCCAAACTTCGCGCGGAATCAACAGTGTAATACTTTGCATTGTTACTCATATGCTTATCTCGTGTAGTACTGCTTGGTCGAACCTGCAGTCTACGGCAGGACCCGTCACCTGGGCAGTGGTGAGTACGCCGGGGCTGTCCGGCACCTACCCTTCCCCACCTCTACTCGTCAGCACTTTCCCCTGCGCCCAACGGCAACCAGCAGGCGGCGCCGAGTGATGACGAATGAATACAACCCCAACACCCACCGAGGGATCAGCCATGCAAATGCACCCACTGATGCAACAGCGCCGGGAAGTTCTCAACGCCTTATTTGTTCGCTCCCACGCAGCCCGTGAAGAGTTCGCCCGACTTGCAGGTCTGGCGGCGCCGAATAAGAAAGTGCGCTTTCAGGTGAGGACGGTCGGCAATGCTTACCACATCGTTGACCTGGTCACCGGCAAGACAAAGGCCTTCCGCTTCAATTATCAGGTCGCGCTGAACATGGCGATCGCATTCGAAAAGCAGGCGAATCGCTTGGCGGAAGGTGTGCATTGATCGGTGCACCAATGCCAAACCCACGAGACCAGTTGCTCGACAACCTAAGCCAGCAACTTGATCAGTTCTTCGGTTCCGGCGGTAAGGCTCAGCAAATCCCCAGTGGCGTCACTGGCGATCCAAAGCTGGCATCCACACCGCATCACGACCGTCTGCGAGTCGAGCGCAACAAGATCGCCCCGAAGGTTCGCGAACTGGCCGAAGCCGGCAAGACCATCAGCGAGACGGCCAAGACACTGCACATGCACGTCAAGCGGGTTGCGCTGATCGCCAGCGAGAACGGATTCAGGTTCAACTCATGAAACGCATCAGTAACCGGGCGACGACACGCCGCCGACAAACCTGGCTGGACTTGCCGGCCAGCGGAATTGAAGAGGTAGGCCATGGCCAAGAGCAACGCGCAATTGCAGAAGGACAAGCGAGCCAAGGAGAAGGCGCTGCTCGATCGCATCGGCGCCGAGAAGCGATCGCTGATTGTCTCGAAAGCTTTAGATGACGCCCTTCATATTCTCGGCGGGCGCCACGGCTTCGAGGAATGGCAGGAGACGGTGTCGACGTTCCTGATCAACCTCGCCGGCGCAACAACCTGTGAGTCCGGTCGCTTCGCCAACATGTCGCGACCGGAAATCATAATAACGGAAAAACAGTCGCGACAGCTTGAGCAGTTTGCCGAGCCTGGTATCGAGACTAACTGAAGGTACAGTAAAGTCTTCACCGCCCCCCTACTATTGCCCGCATGTACAATGCGGCTTCATTAGCGCCGAAGGACCGAGCATCAAATTCATTCAGTTCGCCTACGTCAATTAGCATATTAGTATCCAAATTATCAAAGACCTTGAATTCTGAAATATACTTTTTAAAACCATTCCCTTGTGCACTTAGGCAATTGTAATAAAGTACAACAAGCTCAAAATCCGACAAAAATGATCTGACTATCCCGCCAAACTTAGGCGCGTCTGGATGACCCGACTCT